GTGGCGTTCGTGCCGCGCGAGAAGGTGATGCGGCTGTCGAGGACGCCGGATAGAAAATTAAATGAGGCCGTAGGGAAGTTACCAACAGCCCGCCGTCTGCGAAGTAAAGCGAGATCAAAGGGCATGGGACCCACGGAGTACGACGATAATATCGATATCGTTTCCTGAGCCTCCGGTGATTGTCGGGCGGATATAAGCCCCAGACAGCGATATCTCGAAATACCCAGCGGCTGTGGTCGTCGTGACGTTGTTGCCACCGAGGTCTTTGGCAGTCGCCCAGTTGGTCCCGTCGTTGCTTACCTGAAGCCCGATGGTCGCACCACCGAAGGTGCCGACAGCCTGAAGGGACCCGGCAAGACCGTACTGCTGCTGAAGCACAAAGGGTGTCAGGGTGTCGCCGGTAGCAGCGCCTTCCCAGATGACGCGAGGTACACCACTAACAGTCATATCGAGTTTCGGGTTGATAGTGGGCATACGGATATCCCTAGTTACTCACGCCCTAACCTAGCATGGTATATTTACAGGTGCAATAGCCAAAAAGAAGCCCCCGGAGCTGCGGGTGCACGCGCTCGACGGGGGCCAGTGGGGAGTATGCTGGCGTGACTGACCAACGCTGTGGATATATCAGGTCCAACCTGCGGATGCAACCCGTTTGACTTCTCGCCGCAGTGGTAAGTTCCCAGCCTCACCTCCGCTGTGCAGGTGGAGACACAGATACTGCAACGCCTCAGCAACGTGGCTGTGTTTGTTCTTGTCGATGACCCCATCAGTCTTGGGTTTGTAGCGGTACCCACCCATCATGGCTGCCTTGAGTGCAGTGCACCGTGGATCAAGCAGGAAGCCGGGGTCCCCATCCACCTGTCGCATGAGGTACTCATCGACCGCGTTGATCCGCGCCGAGACGCTGTTGGTCTTAGCCGGGATAACCTTCATCCCTTCGGCACGGATGATGTCCACCGCACTGCGCTCGTCGGTCTGCGCCCGCTGGATACCGGCAGGGTCGGTCACGACCAACACAGGGCAACCGCTGAACCGCTCGTAGAGCATCGGTTTGAGTACGGTCCGTATGAACCGCTGGATGCCCATGTCGAAGCTGACTGCCTCACCGAGGATGAGCGCCCGCCCTCGCGGGTCCTGCTGACCGATGACAGCCGCAGGTGTCAGACCCAAGTCCATCCCGATAATGACTGGCCGCATCCCGTTGACGATGGGCCGGAGCGGCTGCTTGCCCATGTGGTAATCAGGCCGGAAGTACTTATACACCGGCTGGCCTGCGGAGCTGAGGCCGTAGTCGCCGTCGATGAAAACCCGGATGTACTCTTCCGACCGACCCTGCGTGTCGTAGTACCCTTCCGGCAGGTTCTCGATATTCTCAGCGTAGGGGCTGCGACCCGACGGTTGCTTGAATACATCCCAGCCATTGTCGTTGGGGGAGACCCCATCCTTGGGATCGAGTTTCTCCATCATGTAATACCACCAACTATCCATAACGGGTGGGTTGGTATCACCCCACATCCCATGCCATGTCGGACCACCGTCCTTGGCCGACGGAAAACGACCGACACGTTTGGACATGGCGTCCACGATATCAGGGTGGATATCCCGGCACTCGTTGAACCATGCGAAGGTCAATTCGAGCGAGTTCAGGTTGGCCACGTCGTCCGCGTCGTCCAGCGCGCGGAACATAATCTCGCACTCAACATCACCGACCTTGAAGAAATAGGTCTTCTTGGTCCGCAGCCACGTCCCGCACTGCCCCGGTGGGAACCAGTCAAGGAAGGTTTTGATCGTCGTATCTTCGAGCTGACGGGCAGTCTCACGGACCACAGCCGCACGGGTGCGGCGCTTGCCTGTCTCATCCGGCTCCTGCATCGACGCACGGCGCACGATCTCGAAGCAGCAAGTCACGGACTTACCCGACCCGACCGGACCCATCAGAGCACGCATCTTGGCGTTGCTCTCCATGAAGCGTCGGCCCGTGGGCGGCGGCGTGTAGTTGATTTCGAGTGCCATGGTTCAATGTTTCATCCTACCGCGCTCGTATTCCTCGCGTCGGTCCATCGCGTTGTGAACCCAGATACCGAGATCATCCGGGTCTTCGGTCGGGCTGCACCAGCAGGCGGGGTCAGCCTCGTGATCCCTCAGGTCCCCGATAGGGACGATATGGAAATGTCGGGTGTCATCAGGTTCGTATACCATAGCTGATACCCAGTTGAACTCCATGGTTAGTCCAGCACCATGACCACGTACTCGATCCCGCGTTTGCGGGTCCTGACGATCTTGGTCCGGTAGGACCGCCCTTCATCGCGCAGCATATCCTCAGCTGTCAAGGCTCCAGCGGATGTCCTGAACCTCAGGCATGGGATGCCGTCATATGTACTCATCGGAGTCAACACCATCGGATGCATCCTCGATCACGCGCGATGTCGCGTCGATAACCTTCATATCGGACGGCGATGAGCCAAGGTTGATCATGATCTTGACGCCGCCAACAGCGGCGGTGTTGTCCTCGTTGTTCTTCGGTTCGAGACCAGCCCACTTGACCGTGCTCTTGATCAGGTCAGCCTTGACGGCAGGGGACACTGCCGGGTCGTGGATCAACATGTAACTTGTTGTCAGGAGTTCTTCAGCCTGCGCCCGCGCTTTGAGTCGGAACGTCAGTCCCTTCTCACGTACCTCTTCACGGTAGGATTCCACACGCTTGAGGAACACCGGGTCCCGATTGAATACCAGCAGATCGTTGGCGTCGATCCGATGCCGGTCCTTGATTTCATCCAGCGTCTCACCCGAACCTTCCAGACACAGGGCTATGTCGAACGCGAGGCGGTCGGTCCACTTGGTCAGATGAAGAGGGAGGCTGTCCATGAAGTGAGGGTACCACCACAAGAGTGGTGCCGCAAGTAGGGATCGAACCTACGACCTACCGCTTACAAGGCGGTTGCTCTACCTCTGAGCTATTACGGCGTGGGTATGCTGTAACTTTACATATCGGTTTTCACAAGGGTAAATTTTTTGGGGGTGCGCTAACTTTACACGTTGTTTTTGGGGGTCTTGGATTGTGAGGGATACTTATGCCCCCCATCCGTCGCCGTCTCAAATCCATGTGCCCCCCTCTATAGGACACAAAAAAACCCCGGTAGCCGTAGCTACCGGGGCGAAGTCCTAACGGTTCGTTGTCGTTATCGTGGTGAAGCGGTTTCATTAGCGCCCCAACCGGGCTTTGTTGGGAGCGGCCTTCGCCTTGACAGCACCGGGTGCGGTAATCTTCAACACCGGGGCCATGAATGTCCCGCGCGGACCACGGCGGCGGACTGCAATCAGCTCCACTTGATTACCCTTGACCAGCTTAGACATGACAGCGCTCGAATACGTGTCGGTTTGTTTGTGGTCGATTCCGTCAATCCAAAGGCTCCACTTGGAAACAGGCTTCTTGAGTTCCAACAAATCAGTGACAAGATCAGACACTTCGCTTGCATCATAACCGCCACTGGAAACTTTACGAATTTCAACAGCACCGTTACGTTCAAACAGCGAAACAACACCTTCAAAGATAGCCATGTGACATACTCCGGTAAAACCCGAACCCCGTTGGTCCGGTCCCATTGTTCTGCCCGATCCCGCCGGGAATGTCAAGTTTTGATTTGCCGTATAGTTTCTCAAACCTTACAGGTTCACTCACAGGTATGTCTATGAGTGCCATATCGGACGAAACCTGCGATGTAAGGTGGAACAAAACGGGTATAAACAGACCCTGAAAAACTATATCAAACGTGGAAAATCAATGACTTATGCGAAACAGCCACGCTGAAAATCGGGCAAAATGATCTAGTTGACCTAACCTTACATGGAAAAACTAACCTTACATACTTTACGGTAAAGTTACAGCGAAAAACCAAGGAAACCAAGGGGATATGTTTGTTCTATTATATATAGTTAATCTAGATAATATATATAATATGGGTTTTTTGGCCGAAAGTGGTCTGTTTGAAATATCTTTGGCCCAACCGTAACTATACACTGTAAAGTTCCCTAACCCCCCAACATTCCCAAAAATCGCGACATTATCTCAAAAAAGGTAGATTATCTATATCAAACCTTAAAAATCAATCACTTACAGACAATCTATCTAGATCATTTTCACCCCCCAACTAGATTAAAAATCTATTTTCCCTGTCAAGTTACCCTAACCTTACATATTCACCCGTAAAGTTATCCCCGAACCTTACAATTTGCTATGTAAACTTTAATAGCAACGAGCCGCTTGACCCCGAGCTGGGGCCGTGGCAAAACCTTGGGGCTGGGGCGATCTGCGTCCAGTTTTTACTAACTTAACATTGGAGTGATGAGCATGTCTCGGACCATTTTCACCTCGTTTGCCGACCTCGCTGGTAACTATACGCCCTCTAAGGTCCTCTCTGTGGTGCCTCGTCGTCGCCACTATCTGTCAGCTTCCGAGGCTGTGTATGATTTCGCTGTAGGTCACGACTTCATCGTCCGTGATCCGTCCAGCCCCTTTGATGGCTGCTTTGTGTCAACTTTGGATGCCGCTACTCTCAAGGCCAACGGCTACTCTGCCGTGGATATCTCCTACAACAACGGCCTCAATGTGGAGGTGGCACTGTGAGCAACCTTACACTCACCCTGACTGGGTTCGCCGCTCTTATGGAGCCTGTTGTTGACTTCGTTACCAACGTCTCTTGGGTAGATGGCGAACCTGCGGATGTCCTGCTCGATGAGAAGGCTCTGCGTCACTTCGGCACAGAGTGGCGTCCTGAACACCCCATCTGGGAGCTGTTCGACGCTCTCGATATCCTCGATATCAATTATGGCTTCACGGAGTAATTACCATGGCTGAACAACGCACTGTAGACATCTTTCTGGATGCCACTGACCAGACCCAAATCCGTGAACTCACCGGTTCCCAGCGCTTCTATGAGGCGCTGGGTTATCTCTCAAGCTGGAACATGACCTTCGGTTATGTCCGCATCACTGGTGGCTTCTATAGCGGCAACCCTGAGCTGATCGCGACCTACAAAGACAACCCCACTGCACCGGTTGGGTATTGCATCGGTGCTGTCTGGCATGATGACCACTTCGGGTTTCACTCGTAAGGTAAGGATGAAGTCAATGATGGATACCAACAACACCAAGTCTGTCCGTGTCTCTGGCTGGAAGTGCCGGGAGTATGTCCAGCGTAAGCAACCCTTCCACAATTCCAACAAGCAACTCTATGGTAAGTGGATTAGCAACGACAGGTATGTTGTGTATAGCTACGGTCCTCACTGGCCCTTGTTGGTCTGGGATGAAACGACCAGCCGCTGGTATGCCAACTATAACAAGACCAGCCGGACCACTACCAAACATGCTAGTCAGACTCACCCCCTGACCACACTCACCCCGCTGTCACTGCAACAGATCACTGTCTTGGCAGAGCGTGGTTACGAGACGCTGGCCTACAACCGGGTAGGAGGCTTTGAGCAATGACCAAGACACACTTCTGTCCGCAGTGTGGAGAGGCTGTCGGTGATGGTCGCTATGCCCTTGGCTACAAGCTCTGTCTCCCCTGTGGAGACAAGCAGGCCAGAGGTGTGCGCCGCACTGTCGTGCCTCTCAACAAGAGCAACTACACGCTGATAACCAACCCGGATGAGCTGGCTTGGCTCAATCCCAAACGTATCGGAGGATGACATGACTGGACCAGTAAAGCGCTATGTAGTGTTTGCCTATTGCGACTACTACCCAAGTGGTGGGTGGAGTGACCTTGTTGGTTCCTATGATACACTGGAACAGGCGCAGCAAGCTGCTGAAAAAGCTAGGGTAGTAGACCGCCAAGACTACACGGACATCATCGACCTGCTAACCGGGGAGTATTGTGATGACTGACGAGCGTAAACAAGCTCTCATTGAGAAACACCATGATATCAACACCAGCTATGACTGGTGGGATTGCGTCTATGACGACTTCAAGGAGGACATGGAGAAAGCCGGTATCGAGGTCGATGATATGTCCTTCAGTGGCTTCTGGTCACAGGGGGACGGCGCGTCTTTCACTGGCTACATGAGGTCCAAGCCGTTCTTCGAGCACCACAAACTCGCAGACTCATTCCCGTGGATTGCCAAACTTATCGAGATGGGTGGTGACTTCACCCTGCGTATCGAACGAACCGGCCACTTCTACGTCCATGAGAACACTGTCAGCGTCGAGCTGACTTTCACAGATATGTTCCGCCATACCCTACCAAACGATGGTGTCCGGGCAGAGGTTATCGAGCAGTGGGACTACCAGCTCGACGCTGAGTATGAGGGTATCGCTCAGGCTGCAACGGATATCATCCGTGACTACTGCCGTGATCTCTACCGCAGACTACAAGAGGAATACGAATATCTCACCAGCGATGAGGCTGTCTGGGATGCCATAGTGGCGAACGACCTCGATGAGGTCGATGAGGATGAAAAGGAGACTGTATAATGCGTGTCGAAGATGAAGAAATCCACCTGCGTTCTATCCAGCCTATCATGGCCCGTGTCGGTGGTGTGGACTTTGAAGGGCAGAAAGCTGTCCGTGTAACCATCACGGTCATGCCTATGAAAGGTCAAACTACGGATGATCTGGACCTAGCTACGGCCAGTTTCATCCATGCTCAGGAACTGTTCGGGGTGCTGAACTCTATCGTGAGTGAACTGGAGTCTACCGGTGGCCCCGGTGATGCACTCAACGAAGACCTGTTCGAGGAAGCGCAGCTTCTGCTGCGTGATGTCAAGGAGTATTGGTAATGCGTCTGTTTACCCTGCGTCGATACCGCAAGGGTCCACTGGTCAAGGATCAGTTCGGCAACCCTGAGTATTTTGACAACAAGATGGAAGCCAAGCGGCACCGGGATCGTCTCGGTGGCCGCGTTGTTGTGGCCTTCGGACCTGACCATAAGCTCTACACTCAACGCTGAGTGTCGAGTGAGTCTTATCCGATCAAATAAAAGTTCTAACAAAGGAGTATATGTTTATGCGTGCTGAACTTCTCAAGGGAACGCTCAAGTCCCTCTATCCCATCCAGCGCACTGTCGCTATCGAAGGCGCTCCGGGCGGCGGTAAAACGTCCATCGTCCACCAAGTCGGTGAGGAACTGGGTGTTCCTGTCATCGAGAAACACATGCCGACCATGCTGGTCGAAGACTTCGGCGCTCCGGATATGCTCACGCCGGGTGAGTCGTTCCGCTACAAGCTGCCCGACTGGTATCCCTACAAGGGTAAGGCTGGCACTGAGCGCGGTGGCATTCTGCTGTTCGATGATCGCAATCAGGCTGGCCCTGACTTGCAGAAGGTGTTGGCCAATATCTGTCAGGCTCGGACTCTGCATGGTGTACCTCTCGCTGACGGCTGGCAGGTAGTCTCCACTGGCAATCGCCAGTCTGACCGTGCCGGTGCCAACCGCATCCTCTCTCACCTCCGCAATCGTGAGACTGTGCTGGAGTTCGAGACCGACCTCAATGACAGCACCAAGTGGATGATCGACAACAACGTCAAGCCCGAGGTGGTTAGTTTCCTGCGGTTCCGGCCCGGTCTGCTGCATGACTTCGACCCTCAGCGTGACCAGAACCCGACACCGCGTAGCTGGGTCGAAGGTGTCTCTGATATCCTCGGTGTGGTGCCTGCTGAGGCTGAGTTCGAGAGCTTCAAGGGTGCTGTCGGTGAGGGTGCAGCGGCTGAGTTCGTTGGGTTCATGCGGATTTACCGCAAGCTGCCCAACCCTGATGCCATCCTGATGAACCCTGATACGGCTGACGTGCCGACTGATCCGGCTACGCTCTACGCTCTGTCCGGTGCGCTGTCTCACCGTGCTACCGATGCCAACTTCGACCGGGTCTGCCGCTACGGCGAGCGGATGCCGCCTGAGTTCTCTGTGCTGACTATCTCCTCTGCCGTTCGCAAGAACCCTGATCTGTGCAGCACTCAGGCATTCACCAAGTGGTCGATCCAGCACCAAGATGTCCTGTTTTAATCAATAACTTAGCGGAGTAACTGACATGACTATGAAGCTCAATGACCGTGCCCTTCTCGTGTCCCTGTCGATTTCGCAGTGGACTGCCCGTAAACTTGACAAGAAGGCGACCAAGGATGTCGCTGATATCAACCGTGCCAGCACCAGTGCTGGCCGGTACAACAAGTCTCTGCTTCCTCTCAATGATCTGCTGGCTAACGTCCACCAGAAGACCGGTGTAATCCGTGAGAAGTTCGCCAAGAACACCCTGCCTTGGGGTATCGACGGGACCCGCATCCTGCCGAGTGCCAACTACCTCACCTTTATGCAGGATTTCCGCAAGGAAAAGGGCGAGTGGCAGTCGCTGGTCCAGACGTTCCTCGATAATTATGAGGACCTCGTTGACGATGCCAAGCGGTGGCTTGGTGATCTCTACGATGAGAAGGACTACCCCTCCAAGGAGAGCATCACCAACAAGTTCAACATGGACATGGCAATCCTGCCTGTCCCGACCAATGACTTCCGTGTCGAGCTGTCCAGTGATGAGATGACCCGACTTCAGGAGGAACTCGGGCAGCGTATGGCAACGGTCCAGCAAGAGGCAATGGCCGACTGTTGGCACCGGCTGCACAAACATGTCCAGCATATGGTTGAGAAGCTGTCCGACCCCAAGGGTATCTTCCGTGACTCGATGCTGGACAATGCTCAAGAGACCTGTGACTTGTTGTCACGCCTCAACATTGCCGATGACCCGAACCTCGAAGCGATGCGCCGTGAGGTGGAGGCCAAGCTGATCAGTCACCATCCTGACAGCCTGCGCAATGACCTCGACCTGCGCCGTGACACCGCAGAGGAAGCACGCAAGATCATGGACGCAATGTCTGTATTCATGGGAGCAAACTAATGACTGACATGTCTGCACTTAACCGCCGCCTTTCCAAGGCAAAGACCAGCCTGATCCTTGAGCATCCGTTCATCGGGTCCATCGCTCTCAACATGCCGTTCGAGCTGTCTGACAGGGTCCCCACTGCTGCGACCAACGGCAAGCGGGTGGTGTTCAACCCTGAGTTTATCGACCCTCTGACTGATGAGGAACTCAAGTTCCTCACAGCGCACGAGGTCATGCACCCCATGCTGGAGCACAATTTCCGCCGTGGTGATCGCAACCCTCGCAAGTGGAACCGTGCTGCTGACTATGTCATCAACGAGCTGCTGATGCAGGAGGGTGTCGGCAAGATGCCCGGTGGTGGGCTTCAGAACACCAGCATCTACAATGCTGGCGGCGGTACCAGTGATGGTATCTACAACATCCTTGAGGATGAGCCTGACAACGGCAGTGGTGGCGGCTATGCTGACGGCACTGGCCCCTTCGATGACTGCGAGGATGCAGAGGGCAGCCCTGCTGAACAAGCTCAGGCTCAGGCCGAGATGAAAATCCAAGTGGCTCAGGCAGCACAGGCTGCCAAGATGATGGGTAAGATGTCTGCAAACATGCAGCGACTTGTCGATGAGGTGCTGCAACCCAAGGTCAACTGGCGTGATGTACTGCGCCGGTTTGTTGAGAAGGCCCGCACTGATGAGCGCACTTGGGCACGACCCAATCGCCGGTTCATTTCTCAGGGTATCTATCTACCCAGCGTGACCGGTGAGAGCATGGGTGAACTGCTGTTCGCAGTGGATTGCTCCGGTTCAATCGACCAGCATACGCTCAACCAGTTTGCATCGGAGATCAGGACGGTCAAGGACGACTGCCTGCCGACACGTATCCATGTGGTATACTTCGACAGCACGGTCTCGCACTATGAGAGCTACGCTCCGGAGGATGAGCTGGACATCAAGCCTCATGGCGGTGGCGGCACGGCATTCAGTCCAGTGTTCCGCTATGCGCAGGACCATGACATCAACCCCATTGCGTGTGTGTTCCTGACTGACCTGTACTGCAACGACTTCGGTGATGCACCGGACTACCCGGTGCTGTGGGTTTCCAATGGCGCTGACCGTGCCAAGTTCGGAGAAGTGGTTATGATGGCATGAATGAGGAGTTTGCAGGCATCATGGACCGGCTCGGTGAGGTTCTCACTGGGCTAACCATGCCAGATGTGCTGACCGCACTGACTTATCTGATCGCTGACGTTGTCGTTCAGTCAGAGATACCTGTGGATAAGTTCATGGTCGAGTTCAACACCAATATGCTGAACGCAATAAACGAAATCGAGGAGTATGAAGATGGCAACCGTTCGTATCACTAAGGAACTGATCAATGACACTGTCGTAATAGCACGAGCGCAGTTCTCAGAACCCATCGCCAAGGCAGTAGAAGCGAAACCCGAGGATAAGTGGGGTGATTATATCTACGACCAGCTGTTCGGGAAGTACTACCACACCATGAAGGAATTGCCGAGTCAGTTCCTCCCCCAGACCACCGTAGTCAGCGTCCAGTCGGTGGGGGGAATCCATTGCGATCTACGGTTCTCACTCAGTGAGGAGAAGCCGATGCCTGCGGCGCTGCCTTATGAGGTAGTACCTGAAATTGCTGAGCGGCGGTGGAACGGGCAGTACGAACTGAAGGACCACCTCGTGTGGGGTGAACTCTATGCCGAGGTCAAAGCATGGAGCGATAAAATAGAGGCACTCAAGAAGCGGCAGCGTGAGTTCGAGATCGGTGTCCGCACGGTGCTGGGTAACTTCTCAACGCTGGCTCCGGTCATCAAGGAGTGGCCACCGCTATGGGAACTGCTTCCGCAGTGGGCGAAGGACAAACATAAAGAAGTTACTGTGCGTGAGAAGAAGTCCAAGGGCAGCGTTGACAGTGACGTGTTGGGTAAGCTGACCGGGGCAATCACTGCGGTCAAACTCGGAGGACTGTGATGGAGCTACCACGCAAGTGGCCGGGACGTGTCAAGGTGAGGCAAGCCCTCACCCTGATGCGGGTAGCAGGGTATTGGAACATGGAAATTCAAGCCTATGCAGCTCTGACCAAGCGGTTCCAGAAGGTCAGATACCCGTGGTTCCGTGAGGTGTTCTATTGGTTGGTGCATCACAAGCACCCTGACTGGACAAGGATAGGACGATGACCAAGAAAGAGATGATCATCCGCACGATGTGCGATTACCCCAACCTGACGAACTCTCAGATCGCCAAGCGTGTAGGATGTACTCCGACGTATGTGAATCAGGTTGAGAACTATTGGCTGAAGGAGAAGGTAATGCAAGACACACAGGTAGAGATGTTTGAGGATGCTATGCATGCTAGTGTGCCACCTACTGACACCATCGACGCAGTGCTGACTGAGCGGGGTTCCCGCTATGGGAACTTCGAGGATCACGCCCGGATAACCCAAGCCCTCAAGTATGAGATACGGCAGGGTGATTCGTTTACCAAGATGGAGGACGACATGGTCGAGGCTCTCGATATGATCGCTCATAAGATTGGGCGGATTGTCAACGGCGATCCTCGGTACGCCGACTCATGGGTGGACATCGCTGGCTATGCCAAGTTGGTGGCAGACAGACTGCAAGAGGGAGAGCGCAAGTGAAGACATCATATGAAGTCCGTACGGTCCGGGGCACACCAGTGTTCCGGGCTGATACCATCGAAGGTGCGAAGCGTGAGCTGGAGCGCTCACGTAAACGTGTCGGTATAGAGTTCAGACTCTTTAAGATCACCGAGACCGAGGAAGAAGTCCTTTACAAGGATGTAAAGTAAGTATAACCATGGGTAAGAAACGAAAGCATAAGCCGATCTGGTGTGACCACTGCAACGCAGATATCAATGTAGCTGGTGTTCGCTCCTGTCTACGTAGTGACTGCAAGACGAAGGCATTGCTGCCTGAACCGGGGAGATACCCACATGAGTATCGAACTTAACCCTGAGCCAGAGTTCGCCGCCGAGTTAGGCGCGCGGATCATCGAAGACGCCGACAAGCTGCGCGTGTTTATGCCCGACATGAGCGCCCGTATTAAGTTTGCTTGGGCAGGCCGCACGTTTGAGATCGTGCTTAGTATGGAGGACGAGTGATGGCGATGGTTAGTATCGACCCTAAAGCCCTAGAACACGCCTGCTTGAGCGCTGGCCGCTCGGTGCATCACTTTGACAGGATGGGGGATGACCTGCCGCTTCGCTCGTCAATTGCCGCCCATGCCCGCGCTATCGAGCAGCACGAAGCGTTCAAGCGCGAGGTGAGTGATGCGGTGGAGAGCCTGTGCAACACCGTGCTGATGAGCCACGACCATCGCCAACTGCGTGAGATGCTTTCGCACCGCTTCACCATCCCCAAGCCCGACCCCGACCCTCTGGTTGAGGCAGTTAAGGCATGTGAATACGCAACGCTGGACGCAATCGAGCCAGAGTTTGCCAAGTCCCTCCGCGCCGCCCTTGCAGCCCGTGGCTACGAAGTCCGCAAGATCGAACACACCCCGCCCGCAGGAGGCAGTGATGCATCTTCCAGTTAAATATAGAGACATACCCCCGAAAGAAAAAAGGCTTGTCCGTGAAGAATACGCGAGGTTGCAGGGCGGCAATTGCTACTATTGCAAAAACCCTCTTGATGCTGATCCGGCACACAAGGTGAAACAGAAAAGAGTAAACAAGCGGCTGTTCCCTAAGGGGTTTTTTGAAAACCCACAACACTTGCACCATAGTCACAAAAGCGGGCTGACACTTGGCGTGGTCCACGCACACTGTAATGCGGTTTTGTGGCAGTATCATGGCGAATAAAGGAGGCAGTGATGCAGAGTGAATTGAAGCCGTGTCCGTTTTGTGGCGACAACGAGCGGGGCATGAATTGCCTCATGGGATCATGGACGGTCGGATGCTCTTGCGGCGTTCTGGGCGGCGAGTATGAAACTGAAGCCGAAGCCATCGCCGCATGGAACACCCGCGCCAGTGACGCCGAAATCACCCGCCTGACCGAAGCCCTGCGCGCTGCGGAGGAGCGGGAGAGGGTGTTGCTGAGCGCACTAGAGGAATGGATGTTCCGGTATTTTTGGCGTGTCGATGGGATGCCAGTTGAAGCCGCGCGCATCCACGCACAGTCTCGCATGCAAATAGCCGCCCTCGCAGGAGCCAAGCCATGACTGATTGTATTTTCACCGGGCTTGTTGTCGCATCCCTCGCATGGATCGTTTACCTCATCGCCTCTGGTGTGCGTGACATCCTCGCCCCATCCAATGATGACATCGACTGGGAACCCTGAGTGTGAAGGTAGTCCTGAACCCCAAGCATTTTCATATCAGAGCCAAGGCTGAGGACGGCACAGTCTGGCTTACCCATGAGAAGTACCGGCAAGCGATCATACCGATCAAGGATATCACCAATGATGTCCTGCTGGCGTTGTGTGCAGACTTGTCTGCTGATGGGGTGACGCAAATTGTGGAGCGTGAGGTTCGTTTCACTGACGGTTTCACTTGTAAAGTTACGGTTGAGGTGGTCAAATGAAGACCTGTACTACATGCAACACGAAACTCTGGAGGAAGAACAGCTCGGGGTTTTGCCGTAGCTGCTGGGGTAGTCAGCCTGAGGTGAAAGCTCAGCGTAAGGAGTGGATGACCAACCGATGGAAGACAGACCCTGAGTTCGTACGGATCACATCAAGACGCTCAGACATACCTGCGGATAAGCTCGAAGACTATATCAGGCTGACGCGCAAACAGAAGTTCACCGCAGCAGAGGCACGTACGATGCTCGGACTACCACAAAGGTGACATATGGATATCTACACCATCGACTTCGAGACCTACTACGACCGGGAGTATTCGCTCTCCAAGCTCACCACTGAGCAGTACGTCAGGGACACACGGTTCCAATCCATCCTTGTCGGTATCAAGAAGAACAACGGTCCGACCAAATGGGTACCGAACAAGCTGATCGGTCCGGTGCTGAATGCCATCGACTTCTCGAAGGCAGCAATCCTATGTCATAACACGGCGTTCGATGGGGCTATCCTGTCGTGGCGTTACGGTGTGAAACCCAAGCTGTGGTTGGACACTCTGTCGATGGCGCGCCCTCTCCACAACGTATCTGTGGGCGGCAGCCTCAAGGCACTGGCACAGTACTATAAGCTGGGTGCCAAGGGTGATGAGGTGGTTAACGCACTGGGTAAGCGCTACTCCCAGTTCTCCCCGGAAGAACTGCAACGCTATGCCGACTACTGCGTCAACGACGTGGAGATCACATACAAGCTGTGGCTGCACCTCAAGAAAGAACTCCCTCAGTCAGAGTTGCTGGTGATCGACCAGACCCTGCGGATGTACATCGAACCCAAGATCGAATTGGATGAGGGCCTACTACGCCAGCATCTGATGGAAGTGCGCAACTCCAAACAGAAGCTACTCGAACTGGTGGCTGAAGCCATGGGTATGGGTGAGAAGTTCGACGTGCAGGCACTCAAGCCTGTACTGATGAGTAACAACAACTTCGCCACCCTCTTGGAAAAGTTGGGAGTCGAGCCGCCAACCAAGGTCAGCGCGAAGACTGGTAAGGAAGCCTTCGCTTTCAGTAAGACAGACAAGCCGTTCACAGATTTGTTGGAGCATCCTGACGAGCGTGTCCGCGCAGCGGTTGAGGCACGGCTCGGAGTGAAGTCCACCCTTGAGGAGACCCGGACTCTGGCCTTCATCGGGATCAGTAATCGTGGTCCGCTGCCGATCATGCTCAACTACTATGGCGCGCATACCGGGCGCTTCAGCGGCGGCGATAAGGTCAACCTCCAGAACCTGCCGAGCCGTGGTAACACGACCATCCGCCGTGCGCTGCGTGCACCTGATGGTTATGAGATCATCGCCTGTGACTCCAGTCAGATCGAAGCCCGCACCGTCGCGTGGCTGGCAGGGCAGGACGATCTAGTGCAGTCGTTCCGTGAGGGGCGTGATGTCTACTCCGAGTTTGCCAGTGATGTGTACGGACGCACCGTAACCAAGGCTGACTACACCGAGAGGTTTGTGGGTAAGACCTGCATCCTCGGTCTCGGGTATGGTATGGGGGCAGATAAGTTCCGCCGCACTCTGGCTCTCAGCAAGATCGACATCGACGAGAACGAGGCCGAGCGCATCGTTCGGTTGTACCGGCAGAAGTACCACAAGATTGTCCAGCTCTGGCAGCTATGCGGCAATGCCCTGACCATGATGGTCAACGGCAGGGGCGGTATGATCAACGGTAAGATCGAGTACGACAACACCGGCATCCTGCTGCCCAACCAGCTCAAGATCACCTACCCTGCGCTGCGTCAGATCGGCAGCGGGTTCCAATACATCAACGACGCACGTATCTACAGGAAGTTCCTCAGGGATAGAGTGCTGGGTCTGCCATGTGACGACCTACCATGGGTGAAAATCTACGGTGGAAAAGTCACCGAGAACATCGTGCAGGCACTGGCCGGGATTATCGTGCGAGAGCAGATGGTGAAGATCGGTCTGTCCGGATACTTCGTGGCCTTCCAAGTCCACGATGAGAACGTCTGCGTAGTGCCAGCCGATGGTGCTGAGCAGGCTGAGGAGCATATCATCAAGCTCATGTCGCAGCCTCCGGCATGGGCACCTGATCTACCTGTGGCTTGTGAGGCTGGCCGCGCCCTGAACTATGGAGACTGCTGATGCTGCTAAGTCACGACGCACTGGTCGAACTGGTGGACCGTGGGGTCATTACCAACGTGGACCGCAAGGCCATCAACGCATCGAGTATCGACATCCACCTCGGTGATACGCTGTTGATCGAAGATGAGGTGCCTGATTACACTGCGGCTATCGACTACCGGGCGCGGTCTCCGCTCCCGACTACACCTTCGGTCATGGACCCTGATATCGGCTGGACCCTGAACCCCGGCGAGTTCATGCTGGCGCAGTCAGTCGAGGTGTTCAACCTCCCTCCCGATATCTCTGCGGAATATAAGCTCAAGTCCAGCATGGCTCGCATCGGTCTTGAACATATGAACGCGGGCTGGTGTGATGCTGGATGGCATGGGTCAGTGCTGACCCTCGAACTCAAGAACATGCTGCGGTATCATTCGATCCGGCTACGCCCCGGCGACCCCATCGGGCAGATGGTTTTCTTCTGGCATGAACCCGTGCCTGATCATGCGACCTACGCTACCCGTGGGCGGTACAACAACGACAAACAAGTTTCAGGGATCAAGGCATGACCGATAAAGGTATCCGACTCGCACACTCATACTCCTCACTGAAGCAGTTCGAGAACTGCCCGCAGCGGTATTACCGCCAGCGCATCCTAAAAGATGTCAAGGATGAGGGTGGCGAAGCCAGCAAGTATGGTGAGCGCATCCATGAGATGCTTGAGCGCAGGTTGCGGGACAACGCTGATCTCCCTCAGGAGGCAGCGCGCTATGAGCCACTGTGTAAAGGCGTCGAGAAGTTGGCTGAAGGTGGTGAGCTGTTCGTCGAAAAGGAGATGGTCCTCAACGCAAACCACGAACCGACAGGGTGGTGGGATGCGGACGCATGGCTCCGCTCCAAGCTCGACGTGCTGGTGATCAAGGGTAACGACGCAGTCGTGATGGACTGGAAGACTGGCAAGCGTAAGCCTGACTTCTTTCAGATGGAAATCTTTGCAGGGCAGGTGTTCAAACACTTCCCCGATGTGCAGCGGGTCAAGACCACACTGGTCTGGCTGAAGGATATGAAGATGGACAGCGAGACCTACACTCGCGTGACTGATTCGCTTGGTATCTGGGGTGGTATCTCATCGGCCACCAGCCGCATCGAGCAGGCCCTTCACTTCGACAACTGGCCCGCCAGACCGAGCGGTCTGTGCGGTTGGTGTCCTGCACAATCCACATGTAAGTGGGCACGGCGCTGATTATATACTTGACACGCCTGTATCGTAAGTTATCTTGAGGTTATTCCGCAGCACAACCAAGGCGAGGATGTTGAGAGATGGACGCCTGCGCCGGACGTTAGAAGGAATACCTCGGGTGAGCAGACGTGGACTGCAAACCTGCACTGAGGAGTTCTTATGGGAGCGACTACGCCCGAGGGTAAGGTGAAGCGGCGTCTCACTGAGATGCTCAAGCGCCATAAAATCTGGTACTTCTTCCCCGGTAACAACGGGTTCGGGAAGTCTGGGTTGCCTGACATCATCGCCATCGTAAGGGGGCGGTTTGTCGGGATCGAAGTGAAAGCAGACGCGACCAAGAAACCCACTGCACTCCAGTGGAAGACGGGTCGGGAAATCAAGGAAGCAGGTGGAGTGTGGTTCCTCGTCTATGATGACGACACCATCCTCGCAGTGGAGACGTATATCCGTGTTGGTAGTTGAGAAAGCCAAAGCTCTAGCATTGAAGCTGAACAACCCTAACCGGGTACTCGATACTATCCCGACAGCTAAGCACATCTCTGTGCGTGGTACTGATCTGGTCGTACTCCCACATCGGCTCGATGAGGTTCGGGTCCTCAACAATATGGGGATCAAGGCTCCGTCCCCGATCCTCCACTACTACGACTGGCCCGGTCGGTTCACGCCGTTCGATCACCAGAAGCAGACAGCAGCATTCCTTACGACCAACAAACGTGGACTTGTCCTCAATGATATCGGGACTGGCAAGACCCAGTCTGCGTTGTGGGCTGCGGACTACCTGATCAAAACCAAACAGGTGAAGAAGGTGCTGATCATGTCCCCGCTTTCTACATTGGAACGTGTCTGGGGTGACGCGATCTTCCTTGGGTTCCCCGAGCGGAGGTTCGTCGTACTGCACGGGACAGCAGAGCGCAGGCGCAAGCTGATGCAGCAGGATGCAGACTTCTATATCATCAACCACGACGGCTTCTCCATCATCGCTGATGACGCCCATGGTGAGTTTGACCTCGTGATCGTGGATGAGGCAGCTGTACTGCGCAACCCCGGTACGCAGCGGTTCAAGCAGTTCCGTAAGTGGCTGGGTATGAACCCCGGTACACGTCTGTGGTTGATGACCGGAACCCCGACACCTAATGATCCGACTGATGCATGGGCGCTGGCCAAGCTGGTCGATAGTCCGAACTGCACGAGCACGTTCACCGCGTTCCGTGATCAGGTGATGATGAAACTGGGGCAGTGGAAGTATGTACCCAGACCAGAAGCTATCAATACGGTGAGCCATGTCCTGCAACCGTCTGTGCGGTTTACGCGCGATGAGTGCTTCGACCTGCCTGAGACCATCATCCAGACACGTCAGGTGGACCTGACCCCCGAGCAGAATAAGTACTACAAGACTATGCTCAAGGAGCTGGTTGTCGAGGTCGCCAAGGCGAAGGTAAGTGGCGGTACGATCAGTGCTGTCAACGAAGCAGTCAAGGTTCAGAAGCTGGTGCAGATCGCTTGCGGTGTGGCCTATGGTGATGATGGACAGAACATTGAACTCGACGCTTCACCCCGTGTGAAGCTGGTCAAGGAGTTGATTGAGGAGGCAGGCGAGAAGGTCATCGTATTCGTACCACTAACAGGTACGCTGCACATGCTGGAGCGTGAACTATCCAAGCACTGGTCTGTAGGTGTTGTGAATGGACAGGTGTCGTCTTCCAAGCGCGACGTGATCTTCAAGGACTTCCAAGACAGCAGGGACCCGCATGTCCTGATTGCCCACCCCGGTACCATGGCACACGGGCTGACGTTGACCACGGCTTCAACCATCATCTGGTATGGCCCGGTCAACAGCAACGAGACTTATGTACAGGCCAATGGTCGCATCGAGCGGATTGGGAAGAACAAGGTGTCGAACCTGATCCACATCGAATCGACAGCGCTTGAGCATAAGATGTACGACAGACTCAAGGGTAAGCAGTCCATGCAGGGTCTGCTCCTTGACCTGATCCAAGAACAGACAAGGAGGTAAGTGTGACTGTAACCGTAGACAGCGCCATCGGCGCATACATGACACTGCGCCGTAAGAAGGAAGCTATCGAAGCCAAGGTCAAGGACGAGGTGTCCGAGATCAAGGCCAAGATGGATAAGCTCGAAGCGTGGATCAAACAGCAGGCAGACACCATGGGTGTCACCTCATTCAAAACCCCGCATGGTACTGCATTTCTGACTACCACTGACTACGCAAACGTGGCAGACTGGGATGCTGTGCTGACCTACATCCGCGAGAACGAAGCATACGATATGTTGGAGAAGCGGATCAGTAAGACAGCAGTGCGTGGGTACATCGAGCAGAACAAAACCGTACCTCCCGGTGTGAACTATGGCACCAAGCTGGAGGTAAACATTCGTAAACCCACCACAAAAGTAGAGGAGTGACACATGCGAAAGTGGCTGAAACGATGGCTCTTCAAGGAGGAGGGCACACCAACTGAGGATCACCGCCCTGCCTATGACCTGCTACGCAACCAAGGTAGTATCCAAGCATTCAAGATCGCCAACGGTTACGTGGTTCGGGTTGCTATGTCAGACATGTACCTGACTGGCGAACGCATACCCAACCTGCACTACTGTAAGGACCACCAAGAGATCGCAGACTACATCGTTTCCCAATCTGCGATATCGAAGCTCGGCATTGATCAGATGGAACTACCGCTCGTAGGTGGTCAGATTAACGCAGCCCGACTGAAAGCTAACACCACATACTAATCGCTCATCATAGGAGTATTTATGAGCACCTCGATTATCCCGGCTAACATCCAAGTTCCCGCTCACATCGCTGCCCGCATGGGTCAGCAGTCCGCACTGGCTGCCTCGCTCTCCGCTGGTCTGGCTTCTGGTGAGAGCTACCCGCGTATCAGCATCAAGGGTTCGCGGTTCCGCATCGTCGAAGGTAAGACCGAGACCGTTCTCGACCAGACCAAGCTGAGCGTGGTCATTGTCGGTGCGAACCCGCGCTTGTCCAAGACTTTCTACGATAAGCAGTGGGACCCGAACGATGAACCCAAGGGACCTGACTGCTTCTCGCTGGACGGTATCGGCCCGGATGCCAGCGTCCAGAACCCTGAGAACGATCTGTGTGCGTCGTGCCCGAAGAACGCATGGGGTTCCAAGATCAGCGCCACCGGTCAGCAGATCAAGGCATGTTCGGACCAGAAGCGTCTGGCGATTGTCGCTGCTGATGATCCGGAAGGTCCGATCTATCTGCTTCAGGTCACGCCTGCTGCACTCAAGGGTCTCAACCAGTACCAGAAGGAACTGTCGGTCCGTGGCATTCCGCCTGAAGTGGTGAAGACTGTGCTGTCGTTCGATACTGATGCTTCGTTCCCGAAGCTGAAGTTCGGGTTCGGTGGGTTCCTCGAAGCCCCCGAGCAGGAGATTGTGGACCGTCTGTTTGACAGCGATCAGGTCAAGGAAATCACGGGTGAGAAGGTGATCGCTTCGACGCCCGCTGAGGTCGCGGCTCCCAAGCCTGCGGCTGTTGCACCGAAGCCCGCTCCGGTTGAAGTTGTGGAAGAGCCAGCTGCCCCTGCGCCTGAAGCAACCGCACCGAAGCGCGGTTTCGGTGCAGCCAAGCCTGTTGAGGAACCGGCTCCCAAGCCTGCGGCTGCCAAGCCCAAGCCTGCTGCTGTGACTGTGGTGGATGAGGACAGCGGCGCACTGTCGCTGGCTGATGAGATCGCGGCACTGGTCGGAGGTCTTGACGCCGATGACTAACACGCTCGACTTCACCAAGGTGGAGGCGCTGCGTAAGCATATGCTCCTGACAGCTCAGGATATGTCTGAGCTGTTGGGGGTAAGCCGGATGACCTACTATGGTTGGGTGCAGGGTAAGCCCATACGCAAGAACAACCAAGAGCGGGTCAAGGTCATGCTGAAGCGGCTGCTTTTTGTGATGACCGAACATGGATGGCCGATGCCAGAAGTGATCGCGGCTGACCAGAAGCAGAGGAAGGAACGCCTCGTAGAACTACTCCAACAAAGCTGATAAGGTGGGGGTTCACACCCCCACCAACGCAGGGGCATCATGGACACAGTTACATTTCTCAAGCGGGTTCTCCCGTCAGCAGGCTTCTATGCCAGCGCCAACCTCACTGATCAGGGGATGATGCATGGCTACTTCTCTGACGTTGACACACTCGCGCAGTCGGTCACAAACATAAGCAAGCGAGGGGGCAATGCGTACTACGCAGTGGCTGCCTTCCAGAACAAGGGTGAGAGAAGCCAGAAGAATGCACGGGTCCTGAAGACCCTGATGCTCGACATCGACTGCGGACCAGACAAGCCGTATCCTACGTGGCGTGACGGTCTGGCCGCACTCAGCAAGTTTGTCGGTGCGCTTGCGCTCCCCAAACCTATGGTCGTGTTCTCCGGCAACGGTCTGCACATCTACTGGGTACTCACCGAGGAGCTTGCACCTGCGCAGTGGAAGCCACTGGGTCAGGCGCTGAAGGATGCCTGCGCAGCGCACAACCTTGAGATCGACACGACTGTACCAGCTGACAGCGCCCGCATTCTGCGTCCTGTGGGGACCATCAACCCTAAGGGTGGGAAAGAGGTCAAGCTCCTGATCGACGCAACCCCGGTGGACCCGGAGACCATGCGCTCGAAGCTGTCGAATTTTATAGCTTTTTCCACAGCGCCAGTACGACAAACAACCACAAGTAAGTTGTCACAAGCTCTCGCTGTCGAGCAGGATTTCCCGACTGCCAATGCCGACGTGGTCGCGTCGAAGTGCCAGCAGATCAAGTGGGGTATCGAGAACCAGAAGGATGTAACCGAACCGTTCTGGTATGCTATGCTCGGTGTGGCTGCCTATTGCTCTGACCCTGATGCTGCCGCCGTGGCTTGGTCGAACCAACATCCGGACTACGATTACAGCAAGACCATCCAGAAGATGGAGCATTGGAAGCGGTCTGTCTCCGGACCGGCAACCTGCAAGAAGTTTCAGGAAGAACGCAAGAAGGGCTGCGCCGACTGTAAGTTCGCGGGTAAGATCACCACCCCAACGCAGATCGGTGCGCAGTACAAAGAGGTCACGGTCGTCACCAACGCACCGGACTCCCTCGCTGCCGCAACCCCGCTCCCTCGCAGCTACAAGCGTACAGCCTCGGGTATCAAGCAGACCGTCGATGGAACGGATGTCGATATCTGCCCGTTCGATGTCTACCCCGTGGCCTATGGTAGGGATGAGGCTCTGGGTTATGAGACCGTCCGCTTCCACTGGGACCGCAAGCATGTGGGCTGGCAGGAGCTGGCACTGCGGCAGGCATACCTCACAGACACTCGTCTGAAGGAGTTCACAACAGCAATCGCAGACCAAGGCATCGTCCTCAAGACTGCACGTCAAACAGAGATGTTCCAGTTTATGCTACGCTCATACATGGATAAGCTGCGCGAGATGCGCGCGATGACCAACCTCCACACCAGCATGGGGTGGAAGGATGAGTTCAAGCAGTTCGTGCATGGGACCACCCTGTACCGCCGCCATGACGACGGCTCCGTTGTGGAGGAGAAGGTCACACTCAACAGCACCTCGATGCGTCTCGGCGGGGATATGTTCTGCTCGGCTGGGGACCCTCAGGCGCTGACCAACTTCACCAGCGTACTGGAGAAGGCCAAGATGTACGGCCATATGTTCGCGCTGGGTGTGAGTCTGTCGGCTCCGCTGCTTGCGTTCACCGGCCTCAATGGTGTGACTGTCTCATTCTGTGGTCCGTCCGGTACTGGTAAGACACTAGGCCAGCTGCTGGGGCAGGCTGTGTGGGGCGACCCGCTCAAGCTGCACTTCGCAGCCAAGTTCACACAGAACAGTTTGTATAATCGGCTCGGGCTGTACTCCAATCTGCCGATGACCATCGACGAAGTGACCATCATCAACAACAAAGAGATCGGTGACTTCCTCTATATGGTGACGCAGGGCCGGGACAAAGCCCGCCTCAACCGTACCGGTGAGGAGCGTGAGACCAAGTCGTGGAGCCTACCCGTGATGGTCTCGACCAACATGCCGCTCACTGCCATGCTGGATGCGATGGGTAACGCCACCGAGGCGCAGAAGATGCGTCTACTCGAAGTGACCTTCGATCCCCATCCGTTGTTCGCCAGCGGTACGTCGGCAGGACGTAAAATCCACCAGCTCGTCTCGGAGAACTATGGCTGGGTAGGTCCGAAGTTCGTGCAGTACCTGCTTGCTATGGGGCCTGACGCTGTCAAGGCCATGGTCCATGATGCCACGGCTGCGTTCGAGAAGAAGTACGGAGCCTCGTTCAGCGGTGAGGAGCGGTACTGGGAAGTCGTCATCGTCCTTGCTGATCTGGCGTTGCGGATTGCTAAGGAGCAGGGTTGGTTCAACTTCGACGAGACTCTCGCCACGGACTGGGTGTTGGACCAGACTGGTATGATCCGTCAAAGCATTGCCGCCAACAAGATGGACAGCTTCGACATCCTGTCCGAGTACCTCAACTCGAATACCCGCGTGGCGCTTACCATGATGCACACGCTTGGGCAGCCCCCTGCCGCGTTGTTCTCGCGGATGCCGAAGGAGGAAGTGCGGATTCGCTACGACGTGATGCGTAAGACCAACAACGGGTTGTTCGACCACGGGACTGTGACGATGGACCGCACCCACTTCAGGCAGTGGCTGGCGATGAACCACGTAGACTACCGACAGCTCATGCGCGAGTTCGAGTCCGAGAACATTATCGTACCCGTCAAACACGACAAGGCATATCTGGGTAAGGGGACCGACATCAAGATGGGTCAGTCCTATGTTGTCGCCCTGAACCTCAACCACCCGCGCTTGCAAGGTATCCTCGAAGAGGCAGACCAAGCATTTGATGCGCAGGTGTTGGGTCAGCTCAAGGTTGTCTGATCATCGGGCTGTGCCAGCAGTCTCAGCGATCTGTCTGGCACGGCCCTCAGTCCCTGTTGTGAAGGGGATACCACCGACTGTCTGCTTCTCGCGCTTGGCCTGCTCACGCGGTGCCTTGATCAGATCAAGCATGGGTTGGGTCTTGAAGCCACGTTCACGACGGGCGTCCTGAAGTCCCTGCCACTCCAACCGGAGTGCGTTCATGGCGGCAGCATCGCTCTCCTTGGCTGCCTCGGTATAGGCACGCTTGATGTCCGCTGCCCGGTCCTGATAGAATCGCTCATCTTTATAGAACTGGTCGCGGGCATACTGCCGATTGACCCGCGCGATGGGGGCCAGACCAATGGTACCCCAGACTGCTTCGACAGCACCAAGATCAATCGGTTGGGTAGTCAGGTCGCCACGACGTGTGGTCTCCCCAGCAAACTGTTCGCGCATGGTGCGAGAGGCAGCGCCGATACCGCGAGGCACCAGCTTCTCAAGGGCTTTGTAGTAGCTGCCGTAACCGACCAGCTCGATAGCGTCAGCCACGTTACCACCGATACCGCCGATGGCAGGACCAGTCAGCGAGAGGATGTACTTGGCGTAGGACTCACGGTCCACCGGACTATCTGCATACGGAGCCACCGAAAGGAGGTTGCCCTGACCGAGCGTACCCGAGACATCCACACCGAACAGGGTCGGCACACCACGCAGCAGGAGGTTGGCTATGGTGTCATCACCGACGGCTTCTCGGATATCACGCTCCAGATCACCGCGCTCTTCGTCGTCACCCGACAGGATGTTGTAGATCAACACGAAGATGGCCGCAGCAGGCGAACCGATCAGACCACCCACGATGGCAGCGTGACCAGAGATGAACATCAATGCGCGACGTGCGACCCGCTTCTCCTCAGCCGACAGGCTGGGGTCACGGAAGGCGTTGTAGAACGCGCGGATGTAGGTCCCGGCCAGCATGATACGGAACTTCTGGAACTGAAGCACTGTACGTCCAAGCGGGGTACGGAGGAACTTCGGCGCGTTCTCCATCGAGTAGTCGCCGTGTGTGGTGTTGATCACATCCAGCGCTTCGAGAGCGGCTGCGTACTGCTTGGGGGTCAGGACAGACATATCAGGATAAGTCTGCTCGAAGTCCTTCTTGTACGCCCGGTATGCCATCTCATCAAAATCTACCGCTGCGCCACGACTGTCGCTGCGCGATAGGTCATACACAGCAATGGCTGCCGACAGCCGGTTGATCGCCTCGACCTTGCGGGTCAGTGCCCGGATGGTGTTGGCTGTGCGGGCGAATGCATTCGAGATGGCACCCGCGCTATCCGCTGTGATCTGCCCCATTTCACGCTCAAGCCCGACATCGAGGACGCCAGACTCAGACATGAACATGGCAAGCGGGCGGTACTTCTCGTCAATCAGATTGAGGTCCAGCTGACCGGTCAGGCCGGTGTCCACCCAAGCCTTGGAGACCTGAGCGTACGCATCGCGGAACGTGGAGAAGGTCTTCATGTATCCATAGCGTGCAGCAACCCATGGCATCGTGAGCATGAGGTTCTGGAGCGCCTGCTGAATGTAGTAGCTAGGCGACAGCCCGAGCATCCACACACTGGTGAATGACGTGAGCCGATCAGCCAGCGTATCGCCGGAGCGATCCTGCATACCATCCACATATCGGGCGACGATTCCATTGTAGATCGCCTGCTTATCTTCCCGGTCCGGTCCGAGCGTGCGGGCTTCCTGCCCCACGAGACGCAGCGATTCGAGGATTTCGTTGTTGTGTCCGACCGAGGCGATGAAGTGCGCAGTCGAGCGACCATGCGACAGAGTGGTACGCACCATATCCACATCACCAGAGGCGATATTACGGCGGGTCTTCTCTGCCTTGCGTGCGCTGTTGGCTGCCATGATCTGGATTTGCAGCTGAGCCACGGCGTTGCGGACCTGCTTGGTGTATTCATCCCCGATCTTGAGGTCCTGCACCAGCGTGTTGAGCTGCTGGAACGCATACATCATGTCGTTGCCACCGTAGAGGTTCTCATCGGCCTGAGCCTTGAGGAACTTCTGGGTGGTATCGTAGGTCGCCCTGATCTCTCGCTCAATCTTTGCCGCTTCGGCACGAGTGTCAGCGAAGTCCACGTAGTAATGCTTGGGGTCGTCCTCCAGCTTGCGGATCAACTTGTAATCCTTGGCCTCAGCACTCATTGCATCGACCAGTTCCTGCGACCGACCAACCACAACCCAGTTACCGTTGCGACGCAGCGGTGCATACGGGCGTGTCGGGTCCATATTCAGGAGCGTGCGATACCGGTCCAGAGAAGCAGCCTTCTCCTTCTCGTAGCGCTTCTTGGTTTCCTCATCCTTGGCTGTGGCAATCGACACGTCGTAGAGCGACGCGACGTTATCCATCACAGCTTTCTGCATATCTTTCAGCTGCTGATAGTTGAGACGAAACGCCTCACGGACAGCGGCCTTACCTGCATAGGACAGACCATCATACCAAGCCTCAAGCTCAGGGTCCATCTTCAGCTTCGCCACCGCAGGCTGGTCCTCAGCCGCGAAGTAGTCAGGCTTGAACCCCCAAGTTTCAGTGCGGGTCATCTTCTCGATGAGGCCGCTAACCGTCCCCTTACCGACGCCACGCTCATTGGCGGGGAGCTTGGTGTGGTCCTCAGCCCATTTGAGGAACGGTTGTTCATGGCGGGCCAGCGTACGACCACGAGCTGTGGATGCCGCCGTGAAGCGGCGCACCGACTTCAGACCCTTGCTCAGTGCGAGACGGAGCAACTGGTCCATCAGACCAAAGCGGGCAACGGTGCGGACACCGGCACCCCCGAACGTATCAGTTACAGTGCGGACCGGATTCTGGAGTGAGGACGGCAGACCATCCACCAACTCATCAATACGAGCCTGACGCTCCATGAGCGGCGCATCAGTAGCAGCGCGCATGAGACCCTTGATCCGACCAGTCCCTTCGATGACGCTGTCATGGGCCATGGCGAGGATCGTCGCTACGTCTGCGTTGCTGTACGCAATATCGAACCCGATCATACGACCGAACTCGCGCACCAGATTAACGAGACGCTGCCACAGCGTGGTTGTGCGGCGACCAGACTCAGACGCAGCAGCAAGGATTTCTTCCACTGCGTAGGCATACCGGTTGGGGTCCTCAGCCCACTTACCTGTCTTCTTCAGGTACTGGTCAGCAGAGTCCTTGACCTCCTTATTGGTGCGGTAGATCGCATTGAGGATCGACAGCGCCCGCTTCCCGAACCGCTCACGCAGTGCCCGGTGGCCGAGGATTTCGTGGTACACAGTGGCTACAGCCTCAGCACCAGACAGGTGATTACCTGCAATGACATGGACCGTGTTCGTCGTGGTATCATAGAAGCCGAGCACAGTCGGACCGGAGAGCTGCATACGCAGGTCAGCGGGTACAGCCTCGAAGTTCTCCCAGACCTTGGTCTTGGTGCTGGTCCGCCACTTACCGGTAGCGCGTTTGATCGCAGCTTCAGCATCGGCCACAGAGATACCATCCCCAGCCACATCACCGATGCGCTCCATGATCATGTCGCGGTAGGACTGGAACGCCTTCTTGATCGCAGGTAGCGGGCGACGTTGGAAGATCATGTTCTGGATTTCGCGGAACTGAAGTGGCTTGATCGCACCTTCCTGTAGGGCCTCATTCGCCTGCACGTTCATCTCGCGGTAGTCAGTATCAGCCGCAGTCAGGTCCTCTGCCACTTCGACAGGACCTTCCTCACGCACAACCTCACGCTCCTCGGTGCGCAGACCACGAGCTTCACCAGCGGCGAGCTTCTTGATCGTACCACCCTTCTCAAGGTAGGCCAGCTGCGCCTTGATCCGATCCGGCGTCGTGGTCTTGTTGTCCACTGCGCGGATGAGCAGATCATACTGATCCTGAGAGATAACCTCTGCGTCGGCACTCTCGGTGATAGCCTTACGTACAGCCTCATATGTCAGGGCAGGCTTGCCCTTTTTGAGTGGCGCGGCCTTGGGTGCTACCTGCACGGTGGGTGCAGACTTCGGTGCCGCCTTCTTCGTAGCAGCTTCACGCTTCGACTTGATTATGTCAGCGACCAGCTCGAAGTCACCATCCTTGTTCAGGTCAGCCAGCAGCTTGAGCCGGTCCTTACCAGTCAACACACCATCCTTAACCGCCTTGTCGATGGCAGCCAGAGTGGGTTTGTACTGTGGATCAGCCTTTACATCCTGAACAGTGACGGCAGCTTCTTGCCTCGGTTCTTGGGTTTTGGCGGGGCGCGCTCCGGCAACTGCTTGCCCGGTGGCAGGCTTTGCTCCAGCTGCTGAAGCAGCTCGGGTTTGTTTGCCTCTAGCCAGCGCAGTTGCTTTTGGCTTTTTAGCTGCACGCGGGGTCTCCTTCTTGAAGACAGGTGTAGGTGTGACCACACTCTCGAACACGATTGGGACAGCTTGTCCCTTCTTAACAGCAGACAGGCGCTTGCGCCCATCCGCCAAGGCTTCGCGCGGGATAGCCTCCGCGTAGTACAACTCCAGACCGAACTTCCACTGGTCCTTAGCTTCCGTCGCTAGGCTCTCATATTTTTTCTGGAACCCGCGACCTCCGAACTTACGCCATGCGTCAGCGGCTTCTTCGTCGGTGACCTCATCTTCGATCTGCGCCAAGCGTCGGCGCGATTCGGCTGCACGAAGTTGCTCCGCAGTGGGTTCGAGGACAGGCGGTATTCCGCTTTGTACCTGCCGCTGTGCAAGTTCAAACTCTCGCTGCCTTTGCGGGGCCAATTCAGCATTACGCTGTAGATTCAAACGGTTCTGTAGTACTGCTCGTAGGGTCGGGTCTCCGCTCAGTGATAGTGCCGCAGTTTCCTGCGGAGCATACAAATTAAAATCAAACTCCTCCTGACGAAGATCAGGTCCTTCGCTCGGGAACTCACCGGTTACACCCTCAGGCTGGAGATACCCAGCCACAGGGGCAGCAGGTTCCATCATACCGCGCAGTTCACGCGCAGTCGTCTGACTGCCGGGGAAGACATCGAGGACGCCCTGCGTGCCGGGCGCGGTGGCAGGAACGAAGCCACGGTCAGAGATACCCACGACTACGTCGTCAGGCGTAGCCTGACGCACATAACCATTCTCATCCACCACGAAGTCGGGTTGACCCTCGACCTGAAGGACCGCACCCGGAGGTGGCAGCATGAGCTGCTGACCCTGAGCTGGGAGAAGACCGCTGATCTCAGTGCCCGGTGTGTAGATCGTGGCATCCACCTGCTCGACAGCAGGTCCGACCGCAGTGGTGGGACCACCGAGAAGAGGGACGGGACCCGGACCACCGAGAAGAGGGACGGGACCCGGACCACCGAGCTGCGGCGCAGTCGGCTCCGCTGGACCACCGAGGAGACTTGTCGGTTCGTTGGTCTCAAGGCTTCGGGTGGGCGCAAAGATATTGGTCGCAGCACCGACGAAGCCGCCGACAGTAGCACCGGCAGCGAAGCTCTCGATCAGACGAGTGACGTTCTCAGGGTCGCTCAGGTCCTGACCTGTCAGACCGAGAATCAGGGATTCCTGAGCAGCTTCGGTTCCACCTTCAGCCGCAGCGCCCACAGCGCCGCCCACAGCGCCACGCTTGAGGAACTCACCGGCCTTACGTCGGACACTCGCACCAGCGGGCAGCGCCTTTCCTGCACCCTTCCCAAGGATACGACCAACAAAACCTACTTCGGGGATAAGTTCAAGTGCCGTGGCAGGCACAGCACCCAGCAGTGATAGGACGCGAGCGTCTACATCTTCAGGGCCAACACCCTGCTGGCGGAACTCATCATAGAACTCACCAGCGAGGAGCGGATAACTACCAGAGGCACTACCGACCAGAGCGCCAGCGGTAGCATAGCGGATCAGCTTATTCTCAGCAGCGGTCAGGGCCTGACCCGCAGCCTTCTTACTGACAGCAGAACGAAGTGCCTGCTTGGTCGCGACACCAGACAGAGCACGACCACCCAGAACGCCAAGACCACCAGTCGCGACACCGAGCAAAAGGTTCGGAGCCTGCTCACCGAGCATGGACACGACATAATCGAGAGCATCACCGCCAGACTCGATGTTGGAGAACTGGCGCTGGTAAGGGGAGTCCCGACGTAGGTCCTCCATCTGCTGCGCAACGATACCGGCACCGGTCTCCTCAGCTCCGACAAGTTGAAGCGCACGACCGCCAAGAAGCTGCATCGTGTCGATCCCACGACCGAACCCCTTCGAGAACAGCGTGCCGAGACCCGGCTCCTTGATGCGCTGGAGGTAGCCAGCGTAGGACTGCGGGTCCACAGGGACCCAACCACCACCTTGCGGGATTGGCGCACCCGGCTGACCAAGGAGTGCTTCACTCTCCAAGGCGCGCTGTGCGTCGTCCTCACTGAAGACCTGACCCTGCACGAAGAACTGCTTGGTCGATGGATTGTATGCGATGGACGGCGTTGTATCGACCGCTACTTGAGGAGCGATGATGGGAACCTGCTGCGTTGCAGCGCCACCAATGGCTGCAATATTAGCCATGGACTGTTGGAGGGCATCCAGACCGGTGGCAGCCGGGGGCGGCGGGGCACCAACCAGAGGGTTGAGTGACGAGTTACCGAACGACAGACCGGCCTGAGCCATTAGGTTTAACCTCCAACGCCGACACCCACTGAACGTGTCGGGAGACCACTGATAGACTTAGCAGATGGCGCAGTCATCTGATTAGGAGAACCCTCAATCGGATTACCACCGGGGTCAAGTATAAATGTCTGACCCTGAACCTGAAGGATAGCATTACCATTCGGTAGTACCGAAATATCTCCGTTCGGATCAAGCTGCTTGATAAGTTCGTTCGCCCGCGCGTTCTTCCCACGCAGAAGTTCGATCTGCGCTTCGCGTGCAGTCTGCAATGCAGCCTTGGCTGCTTCCTCAGAGATACGCAGCTGGCTCTTGAACTGCTCAATAGCCATGGTGGACGACGACTCAGCGCGTGACTTGCGGTACTCAGCATCGAACGCCGACCGGGCGCTGTCAATGATCGTACCCGATGACACACCACGCTGTGTGACGCGCCCATTCACGAACACATTATAGGTTCCATCTGTCTGTGGCTGGAGTTCAATTGGAACACCAGCGTACTGCGACCAGACAGCAGAGAGCCTACGAGGGTCGTTGGCCAGAGCCATTTCCTGAATACCCTGCATCCCCTGAAGGAACGCGAGGCTGTTATCCAGTTCGAGGAGCTTGAGTCGCGCCTGCGTGAACTCATTACCCATACCTGCGCGCTGGTACATCCCAGCAAGACGCGCCAGTTCCTGACGATTCTGCATAGCGATCTGCATATCTCGCGAGATCATCCTCTGATCTGCGAGGTAGAAGTTGGATGGATCAATCCGAACCGGTGCGGGTGCCACGCCAGTGGTAACACCGGCAGCAGGAGCTGCGCCCCCAGCCATCTGAGGTGCAGCGCCGCCCATCTTCTTGGCAGCCCAGTCAGCAACCTGACCGACAGTCTTACCACGCATGACCGTGGGGTTCGCCTTGACCGCAGCAGCAAAACCGGGGAGCTGTTCGACAGGCGTATTGGCATCTGCGTTCAGCAGGGTCTTGGCCCCCTTCGCACCAAGGAAGTGTGCGAGGTATAGGGTTGCATCGTTTGCAGGAAGTCCCGCCTTGGTGAGTGCAGCGGCGTTGTCCTCGGTCAGTTTGACCATCAGACGTTCCTGCTGCGCTGGGTCATTGCGCAGCGCCCAGATGCGGTTATCGTCGAGACTCGTCTTGGGGTTCAGCTTACGGTAGGTGCTGACCCACGTATCCTTTGTGAATTGGTACTTACCGAATGCCGAGGATGCACCTGCGAGGTTAGGTGTCTGGTATGGGTTAGCCACACCACCGGTTTCGGCACCAGCGATCTTGGCAATTACCCCGGCTGTGGGAGTTGCCGGTGCAGTCGGAGCTGCGATTCCAGCGCGGGGAGCAGGCGCAGTGCGCTGACGAGCAGCCAGTTCATTGGCCTTGACCAGACCATCGAAGAACTTGAGCGGGTTCGCCTTGGCGGTCGCCAACACCTCAGGGTTACGGCGGAAATACTCGCGGGCGTCCGAGGTCTGATACCATGCGCTGGCCTGCTCGCGGCGCTCCAGTTTGGCCTTCTCCTCCTGCGAAACAAACGGCTTGCGGAGGACAGCAAGAGGGGCCTTGGTCGCAACAGCCATCGACTCAAGCGTATTGCTCAGCTTCTGGTTATTGCGCTGCTCGACCTTTACTCGCTGGAAGTCAGAGGCGTTCGGGTCCAGCCGCTCGAAACCAGCGACACCCATGTTGAGGCGATCAGGTTTGTTCGGATCGAACCAAGGGATAACAGTGCTGCCGAGTTTAATAACGCGACCGCTGGGGGTAGGCTGCGGAGCCGCCTTCATACCCGGAGCGGGGGCTGCCGCCGCAGGTGCAGCAGGACTCATGGGTGCAAGCAACCCAGCGGCAGTTCGACCAGCAGGTGCAAATTCAGGTTCAGCAACACGCATGGGTGCGCCAAGGAGCAACCCCTGATCAGGAAGCTCAGCCATCGGAGCTTCAAGCTGAAGCTGCCGGAACTGCTCCTGCCGTGCAAGTTCTGCCCGTGCAAGTTCTGCTTGCTGTTGGGTCAAGCGGCGCTTGGCACTCTCGGTCTGGTATGTTTCGATACCTTCACCGATCCGACCGGCACTAGCGAGAAATGAACCAATCGCCATGAGGTATTCCTATCTTAGGTGGTAGCGGGGCGACCGAGCACCTGACCGAAGAGCGCAGCGAGACCAGCTTCTTCCTGTCGCTTGGCCTCATCTGCTGCAAGTCGTGCGTTCAGTGCGGCACTACTCTCTGCTGTTGTCGTCGGGAACTGTGTCGGCAGGGCAGAGATACCAGCGGAGCGAACCTGAGTGCGCGCTCCCACACCTGTACCATACCCCTGCTGATAGGCCGAACCTGCGGTGCGGGATGTACCCAGCTTGAAGCGACGACGTTCTGCGGCGAGGCGCTCACCCGTGAGACCACGGGTACCTTCCGTTTCTTGGATGCCGCCACGGATCATGGCAGCCTCAGCGGCCTGCCGCCCCATGTACTCAGGGTCATAGTAGGCTGCTTCACCGATCAGCTTGTTGGCCTCGTCAATCCGTTGCTGCGTAAGCGCTGCGTTCATCGCCTGCGCCCGTTCAAGTTCAGCCTGCTGAGCCTTGACGATACCGGCACCGGGGGTGCTGACCAGACCTGCGGCAAGTAGTGTAGGTGCGACCGCACCAAGATTGAGTCCGCCGACTGTACCACCCATACCGACTTGGTTGAGTGCGCCGCCTACCCCCGCCTGCACGTTACTGAGGCCGGTCTTGAGTGCGTTACCTGCTGTAGATGCAGCGCCCCCCAGTGCGCCACCGATGCCGCCACCGCTTGGCGCAATCCTCGGAAGATTCTGGACCTGCGACTGGATACCCGCTGTGACCCCTTCGGCAAGCGAACCACCGGCACCGGGGAGATTGGCGACCGAAGCGGCTTCACCTGCGACCGGGGCGGCAGTACCTCCGGCACCACCAGATGCGACAGCACCCTTAGATGTTCCACCGAATAGTCCTGATTGTCCGGCTCCGGCAAAGCCGCCGATAGCAAGACCAGACTTCCACCCGAGACCAGTAGCTTGACCGAGACCGGCACCGATGGCCGCACTCGCCACAGTGGATGCAAGGGCACCGGATACACCGACAGTCTTCAGGAGCGGAGCTGCGAGTTGAGGTGCGAACGCGGCGATGGCCACACCCGCCGCAACCTTGAGAACTGTCTTGACTACCTTACCCATCGTTCTTCCCCAGAGACATCCGGATGTGCGCGCATGACTTATCAAACCCGAACTTGTTCATGTATAGCATAGCGCGATCCATTGGAACATAGCTATCAAGGAACTTTACCTGATTAGCTCGTAGCCAATCGAGGATGGGTTCCCAATACAATCGTTTGAATGCTGTTAGCTTGCGACCAGCGAGGACAATGATGTCTGCGCACTTGGTCCCATTGGCGTCCGAGAACTGGATACCGAGGATCGTAGAGAGTTTACCCCCATCAAACCCGGCGAAGATCACAGCCTCATCAGCCACGATAGCGTTGAATACGTACTGCGGGTCCATGGTCGCAGCGCTGATCGCGTTCCCCATCGCAGACTTCTCGACAAGCGGAACCATCTCGGGCCACAATTCAATGGCCCGGTCCTGCGTCAGAAGCTCGATGGATAGATCACTCACGCCTTATCCTTGTACTGCTCGACCAGCCGATCAAAGAACTCCTTACCCTTCATCTGGACCACGTTCTTCGGGATGACGTACTCACCCTCATGTGCCATGATAGGGACGGGGCCATCGGTCTGACCCTTGACCGTACCACCCATCTTGAGCGACTGCATCTGACCCGGCTGTGCGACACCTGCCGGAGCCATCATCGACTGACCACCCTGAATCATCTGCTGCGCAGACTTGGCGACAGTAAGCATCGCGATCATCAGACCTTCGTCGTACTGCTGCGGCAGGTCTTCCTCGGTAGCGATACCCTGCTGAATCGCGAACTGCCGAACATATGGATACATGTCAGGGTTCTGCGCAGCGACTTGGACCAGCTGGATGATCATGTTCAATTCCTGCGGAGTGATCTCGCCGATCTGAAGACCTTCCATAAGTGCAGCCTGAATCTCCTGCACCGCCTGCGGGTTCTGCGCCAGCGACTGGTCGAGGAGCTGATTGCGCTGCGCTGGGTCCATCGGAGCAGCAGGTTGCGCCTGCACTCCTGTTACCGGCATACCACCGGGTCCGATCATCCCACCCTCTTGGAAACTGGGGAGGGGCTGCTGAGCCATAGTAGGCTGACCACCGAGAGCGCCACCGATGGTGGGCGACGGTCCAGCAGGGGCAGGGCCAGCAGCCGACACAGGAGCAGCTGTGGCGGCGGGCATAGCCAGAATACTGGCAAGAGCCGGAGGCAAGTCCAACGAAGTGGTTGAGGCTGCCTGCGGGTTAAGGGCTGCCATCACAGGGTTATCCATCTTATCCTCGCAACTGTTTGATGAGGGTGTCTACAGTGGCTCGCAGCGACGCTACATCGTTTGCGAGTGTTTGTACATTCTTGAGTAGTTCGATGTAGTCGTCCATCGCAGGGACAACAGCGCCCTCGATGTTTACGCCCACGCCTTGTGCGGTCAGCTGCTTCATGGTCTGCGCCGCTGGTGCGGACACAGTCACGGACGATTTGGTGATCGCACGGCTACCGCCGTCCTTCTCACCACGCGCACCAGTCAGGAGTTCGACGTTCTCCTTGAGGGCATTGAGCATGTAGTACTGCCAACCAGACATAGATGCCTGTGGCGGATTGGGGATCGCAGAAAATCTGGACATCATGCCTCCTTCAGACTGAGCGGCGTCTCACCGAGGTGGATTGCCCGCACGCGGATGTCACCTTCCACACCGACTTCAAACGTGTCGGAGCGATACCCGGTCGGAAGTCGGAACGTGTTCATATCAGTCACCGTGGTGGTCAACAGGAGCTGCTTATCCACCCAGAGTTTGAAAGTGATGTTGTTCGCCGTGGCCCACGGGGAGGTATCATCCTGCCACTGAGCAGCGTTATTATCCCACGTCGTGGTCACTTCGACGAAGTCAGCGATTACGCGCGCTGCACCGAGGTTGATCATATCGGGGGTCTTGATGACCTTCGACTTCCACTCTTGAGTGAGTGCAGGCTGGCTGAGGTTATCCCACTCATACACGTCGCCGTTGGTACCGGTCACACAGAAGAGCTGACCACCGATGGGATCGTACCACGACGCAGTGTATGTGAAGTCGAGATCAACGAACTGACCACCGATGTTCTTGTCCGGCTCAAAGGCAAACCCCCCAGCAGAGTGAGAGGCGAGGTAAGCATCACCATAGAACTCACCGACGATAGTCGTCGGGTCCAGCTCAGCGGCCCATGTATCGTTGTTGAAGTTCGCCCGTGTGATGAGGTTAGTCCCACTACCGGGAGAGAATACCGCCATCCCGTCATGGGTAGGGTAGATAATCCCATAGTTCATGGAGACGATACCCTTGCGGTTAAGGCAGGGGTACATGGCATCCACACGCTGGATATCCAGACCTGAGGCAGGGTCCTTACCAGACACGATGTACGGGAAACCCTCAGTCAGAACTAGGATCGAACCGTAGATCGGGGCGAGACCGACGATATCATACTCGAAGGTCACAGCATAAGCCTGCGGCCACGCATGAGGTCGAGCTGGTTCAGACAGATACAGCTTGTTACCCACGAAGCCAGCGAGGATATTATTCTGTGCCGCGATCAACCCTTGCAGGTCATCAGGTGGAGCATCGTACTCATCACTCGTGAGAATATCCGACAGGTTGAGCGGATCAAAGTCATCAACAAAGTCATAGTTACCCCCGTCACCCCAGTACCGAGCCGCTGTTGTCGGCGGGTTTTCAGATACGTCATGGTACAGTGTACCAGCTGCCACGGTGGTGGTCGCGACGTTGGCAGCGACCTGCGCGTAAGTGAACGTGTAGTCGTCAGGGATATCGAGGACGATCCCTCCGGTGATATCGAACGATGCATCGGTGCATCCGCTAATCTTGAACCGATCATCGACCCCAAGGTTGTGCGGATACGCCAGCCTGACAGTAGATACGTTGCTGGTGCGGCTGACCGTGGCCAGCGCTGTAGGAAACCACAGTGTTTTGAGTCGGAAGTACTCAGTCCCTGAAGCTGTCGCAAGCGTGCGATACAGACGCAGTCCTCGTACAAAGTTATTCCCAGACGGCTTAGCGGTCGGGAGGCCACCGACTGTGATGGTTACGCCTTCCTTGACGAACACGTCCGTCGTCGGCTCCGACGCGATGCTCTCTTCCTCCCATGGGGTGTACCATGTGTAGACATACGAGCGAGACTGTGTCGGACCACCGAGGTCGATCTTACCTCCGGAGAATGCAGTCGCTGCGATCTGCGGGCCGGGGCTGAAGTACTCGATAGTCGAGGCGTCAATGACAGTGGCTTGAATACCCGACGCATTGAACGATGTCATGTTGAGGCGAACAGTACCAGCAGCAGTGGGTGCCACGGGGACGTTCACTGTAAAGGTGTTGGGGTCCACGACAGTAGCAGTATAGACGCCGTCAATCGCGTCGCCAGAGGTGAAGTCCAGCGCCACCTGAGGTGTTCCGGTCAGACCATGACTGGCAATAGTACATGTTACCGTGGTGCCCACGTACGTATAGGCACCGGCCAGATAGCTGAACCCTGTGACAGTGATATAAGCCCCTTCCTTCAAACCATGAGGGGCAGCGGTCGTCAGAGTCGCAGTGTTGTTGTTATCGCGCGCATAGGTGGCGGTCGTGGCAGTCGTGAAAGGTGTAACCGTAACCGTCGGCTGGACTGTCGGGAGCGGCAACCCGAGGTCATAGGAGTTGGTGGGATAAGGTCCTACACCAGTGAATGCCAGCGTATAATCGCTGACCTTGGGGACGCCGTCACCTGTGTAGTAAAACCGCTGGTCGGTCACATCCGAGGAGGTGACAATGGCAATATCCACGTCGGTTGTCCACGACAACCAGCGGTTGACACCTGCCGGGTCCTTGAGCGCGTAAAGTGTCTTGATCTCGCCAGTGCGACCAGTGTTCCCCACAACAACCGGCTGGGGGTATGGGATCAGATCACCAGAATACAACTTCGTGTTGCGCGCGATTTGACCAGCGGTCTCCGGTAGGAGTTCTGGTGCGATCTTCGGTGCGATCCCGAAGAAGTTGGTGATCTTTACGCCAGCCATGATGTATCTATCTACTCCACTTTGGCGGGGCAGTCACCCTCGCAGACGCAAACCCATCGGGAGTTGTGGGCTTCGATCTGTTGTACTGTCTCCTGCGTATCAACCTTGCCATCATAAGTGATCGGTTTGGCAATACGACAGTAGTCACCCTTCACCTCGACTCCGGTCAAATCGGTTACGCAGCCGCTCGTCGCGCTCAGGATCAGGGGTAGCGATAGCAGCTTCAGCCTTGTCCACATTCGCATCGAGTTGCTCCTGTACATCCTGACGCCCTTCCTGCCGCAGCTTCGCCTTATCCCACTCTGAGAAAAGACGTTCGAGCAGCGACAGAAAGAGCGTCAGGAACTTAATCATTGTGCGGGCTTCTTACTAACCACCGACCACACGGCGACGCCGATAGTGGCAACAGCACCAGCCAGAGCTTCAGCGGTGGCACCGTCGATGTAACCCTTACCGGCTAGGAAGCCGAACCCGGCAGCCGCGACAGTGCGGACAATACCGAACAGTTGGTCCTTATTCATACTCAGTCTCCTGTTGACAATGGGGTATTCATAGAAGTATGCCCGCAGTATGCCTAGCAACAATACCACAGAAATATGGAAACCGATAGCGGAAGCTCCGAGTTACGCAGTTAGTAATTTCGGGCGCGTAGCTCGTATAAAAGGCGGGCAAGGTGCTCGCCCCATGGTGCGCAAACTTGACCTTGATACCACCGGTTATATACGCGTGCGCCTCTCTGAACGTGGAGTGCGATTGCGCCTTAGTGTGCATAGATTGGTTGCGATAAACTTTATAGGCCCGCCGCCATCGGATAAACATCAAGTAGCCCACTATGATGGAGACAAAACCAATAACCACGTTGGTAATCTTCGGTGGGCCACATGTAGAGAAAACATAGCCGATAAGAAGCGTCATGGCACTCAAGCACGGGGCGAAACTCAGGGTAGGTCGAAGCTCAAAGAGGTCGATGTTCTTGCGATCCGGAGTAGTACCCTTCCATACCGTATCCTGTCCGAAAGATATGGGGTGACGGTAGATACCATATATAGGATCAGAAAGCGACTTAACTGGTCGCATATCTAAACTTCACCCTCTTGAGCCAACCAATCCCACACAGAAAATGAAGGGCACGCTTTCTTGACACCCGGCCAATCGCGATGACCGCGAATGAGGATGCCGGGGTAGCGCTCCTTATACGTCCGGATGAGCGTCAGGAGCGACTTCTTCTGCGCAGGCGTGCGCGTGTCCTTGGGGTTCAGGTTCTTATCCACCCCGCCGATATAGCAGATGCCGATATTACCAGTGTTGGCCTTACCCACATGGGCACCCTTCTGGTCATCGCGCAGCGTGCGATGCATCGAGCCGTCCAACTCGATCACCCAGTGGTAGGATGTCTGACCGAACTTGGCCTTATCCCACGCTGTGATCTGCTCATGCGTGACGTGCCGCCCCTCAGGGGTTGCGGCACAGTGGATAGTTAGAAACTTTACGGGGCCGAGCGCAGGCATCACCGATCCTTCGTATACTTATTATCATAGAGAATTTGACCACGCCCCCCGGTGCCTGCTGTCAGGCTACCACCGCTGAGGACACTGTTGGTGGGCGTATTCCTGAAGCTGCCATAGCCGGTACCAGAACTACTGAGCTGCTTGGCGGGCATCGTCGAACCAGCGAGGGGACCACGGAGTGGAGCGCTGCCGAGAGTTGCACCGATACCGAATGTATCGGGGAGAGATTCGGGACGACCACGGGTGGCGGGAGAGACACGCATTGCACCAGCGGCATCCGACTGAGCCGCAGCTGCGGTGGCCTGCTTACCAGCTTTGCTGGTCCAATAATTCTTAGTGGCCACTGCGGTCCTCCTTCTTGTTGAGTTTCTCGAACAGGATGTTCAGGGTGTCATCGACATGTTTGAAGCTGACCTTCATATCCTGCCGCATTTCACGCATCTCGGTCTTGATTTCAGCGATGGCCTCTCTGAAATCATCCTTACGCACGTAAACCTCTGGGAGGTCCTTTTCAATCTGACGTAGATCAGACCTGAGTTCCCGCACTGCGTCCCAGACGACTTTCAGAATCCAGCCGACGGCAGCACCAAACCCAGTGAATACCCAATTAACGACAGTCTGATCCATCACTAAATCCTCATTGATCCCTACTTAACACACGCCGGGGCGGACGACAAAGGTGCTGTCCGTATCTTCTGCGATGAAAAGCGCCATTTGTCAGCCTCTTTGGTGGGTAGTGGTTCGAGCGGCTTTAATCAGTCGTGCCATTAGTTGATCGCTTTCTTAACGTATTCCGCGAATGCTGGGTCATCGTGCGAGTTAGGCAATATTTCATGGCGGACAGTCTCACCCTCGCGCCAGACTTTCCACTGGCCCGGTGCGACAATGCGCTCAGCTTGACCCGTGCGGACCATTTCAATAGCTTCTTCCATGTTACGCTCCATCGTTCACGCTGTAAGAAGTCATCAACCACTTTGAACCGACCCTGACAAAACAGGCAGCCCCATCAGCACCGGGTGTCACAGTCGGGTCAGGCAAGGCCAGTTCACCGCCGAATTGCTCATCCACAAGTCGGGCGGTCGAAACCATCCCGATAGTAATTTCCCGCCCTTCCCACTTGGGTGTAAAGTCGAAAATGTCGGTCGTGCCTGTTACTGCGAACTTGTCAATGAACGGCGATGTGATGACGCTAGTGGCGCTGGCAAATGATGCGGTTTCGCCAGTCCGATTGTTCGATTGTGAAAACAGCGATGGCTGTGCGGCAAAACGATAAGGGCCGGTCGAATTGCCGCGCATGTCGCACCCGGTCATCGACAGGGAGAGCAGGGTTGCGTCGGCCCCAACGCCGTAAAGCTGGGTTTTGGGCGATTGCAAATCGGTTGTCCGAGCGCCGACAATCGTGACATCGCAGCTTGTCCCGATGCTGATACCTTCGCGCTTTGCCGATGTGGATACCTTGCCGTTGTTATTGTATTTGCCGCCAGTGATAAAAATACCAGTGCTGCCGGTTCCATCAAAGCGGATGCCGCTGGCATTGTTGGCAAGTGCTATGCAGCTATTAAATTCGACCTCAAAGCAGCCATCGACCAAAAAGCCATGTAGGTCAGCGGTTGTGTTGCTTTGCGACGAACCCCAGCAAGCACTGAAAATGCTATTAGACACTGCCTTCAAATACCAGTTGTGACCGCCGTTTGAGTCGCCCACACAATCGGAGAAAAACATATAGCCGTGCGCGTCCGCGAATGCCGGAGTGCCAACAGCCTCCGCCTTCCACCCATCACTAGCATTGCCATAGCAAGTGAACGAACTGCCATAGATGCCGGAAACGTTGTTAATTAGAACGCCATGCCGCCCATTCGCATCAGAGCGACCGGAAAGCAGATACACATCAACGCAATCGTTAAACTGGATGCCGTCGTGATTACACCCTTCAACTTCGGTCCCATCGCCAATTTTTACCGCAGAGCATTGGTCAAAATACATTCCAAGCCAACCAGCGGCGGGGAACGGCTTGATCGTTGCGGTCACTTCGATCTGGCTAAATTCCACAAATTTAAGCAGCGCTCCACCAGTTGCAGAAACTGCCGAGCCGAGCGTAAGCCCTTGGACGCCGCCGCCGAATTTCCGGCCAGACGATCCATCGAATACAATACCGTCGCCGGTAGCACCGACTTTAATCAACCTTGCATTACCGACTAGATTGATGCGGTCGCTGGCGATGGTGATTGAGTTGTAATAATAGTCGCCATCAGGGAAAAAGATGTTAACTTCTTGGTTTGGCGCACGAGCCACGGCATTAGCAATCGCTGCGTCAATAGCTGCGTTAATTGCTGTTGCGTCGGACGTAGTTGCGGTCAGAGATGAAATCTTTGCCTGTAGCGCCTCTGACATACAGTCAAATACGCTAAACGTTTCGCGCATCTTACTTTGCGCCGTCCGCGCAGTTGCCCCGGTGCCGGACTGGATGAACCCGACTTTGGTCGAACCGCCGCTGGAACCGAGATTATCGAAACCTTCCTGCACATCATCAGCGGTCGTGTACCCGGACGGAGTAAGAGCGATTTCGCTGGCCTGATCATGGTAGTCCAGCATATCCTGAATGGATGCAGCCGTGACGCGAACCTCGATGCGCGAACCAGAGGCGAAGCTCTGTGCTGTCGTGCCCTCCTGAGCGCGGACGATGGTCATGGTGTCTCCGACCCGCGCCGTGACCTTGATAACCTCATAGGTGCCGCCTGCGCTGACCAGCGTGGCGTAGAAATAGTCGCTTACCCCAAGCACAGGGAATAGCGCGCCGGTACCGGCAGCTACTGCGAGACCAACATCAGACGCGCTGATCGCCGTGGTGATCGTGCTGACCGCGTTGTTCTTCAGAATGACACCCATGTCGTCCTCACAAAAGCAGGAAATCGTAGTTCGAGATGAACGCCTCAAGGACGCTCTCAGCAGTTACCCGGAGTTCAAAGCGACTGTTATCAGGGAAGGGTAGCGCAAGCGTGCCAGCCTGAGCGCGGACAATTGTCATCACATCATCAGTACGGGCCGTGACCTTAACAATCTCGAAGTTGCCGCTGGTATCACTCAACGTCGCGTAGAAGTAATCGCTCCCACCGAGGATGGGGAACAACGCACCCGTGCCGCTGGCGACAGTGAGCGACAGCTCAGTGCTGGACACTGCCCCTACCGTAGTCGTCGTAGCATTGTTGGTTACTTTAACACCCATCGTCAGGCTCCGAACGGTTGCATCTTAGCCCGCAGAGTACCGCGGACATTGCCGAGATTAGCACGCGCACGGCGCTCTGCGACTTGGAAGACGTACTGCTTGGCATGGTACGCCGCGAGTTCGCGGTCCGACCAGTATTGGTTCGGGAGAACCAGCAGATGCTGGAGCGCACCGTGCATGATGACCTCTTCGAGATCATCGAAGATCACCGAGTCCATACCGGTCGCATCGCGCTTGGGTTTGAGAGCCAAGAACATCCGCATCGTGTATGGCTCGTTACCATCCGGCAGCGGCAGTACGACATACTTATCAGGAGTTATCTGACAGATCGAGCGCGGCGTACTTGCGTCGGCAACCACAGAGTCGGGGAGTACAAAGGGTTCGCCGTCATTGAACAGTGAGTCGTTGTATTCATTGGTGTTGTAGCTACCCGGAGGCGTCAGACTCCACAGGACGCTAGGGTCTTCACCAGAATAGAGATCAGCCCACTGCGGGTAGAGCCGCAGGGCATCATCAAGCGTCAGCTTCTCCAGATGACTGCCATTGACAATCGCAGCGAAGACAGCGTGCGCGTCGGTGTTGGTCGGTTTGTTATAAGCGTACTCGTGGACCCCCGGCAGAAGGTCGAACAGCGGCACCTCATAACGCCATGCCAACGTGCGTTCGCAAGTGCGGATCGCCGCATCACGGATGTACTGGACCATCGTCGCAGTTGGGCAACCCGGAACACTGGGGTTCAGTCTGGCTGCTAGGGTAGAGAATGCGCGATCAGCCATTAGATCACCTGCTTCGGATCAAGACCGCCACTCTCAGTGTCGGTGATAGTGCGGGTCTGCAAGCCTGCCGCCAGCGTCTGGTTGAACGACTCTTGGAACAGCTTGGCCCGGTTCGAGTTGACATGCTCGTTGTCAACCGACTCCGCAAGGAACACGACCCCATCGGCGGCGACCGGCAGGTACGCATCAGGCAGCGCCGCGATTGTCTGATTCAACGTATAGGCCGGAGGAACCTGAGCGTACTCACCAACCAGTACGACGCCAGTTGCAGGGCGGGGGTAGAGGAAGAACTTATTGGGGTTGCGGACGTGCCGCATGAAGTTCAGCGGGGTACCCGCCGTCTCATTAACCCAACCGGGGTTCATCTGATCCAGTACCTCGCGGTTCACCTCAGTCACTGCGTCACCGTTCTTGATCTGGAAAATCTCGACGAGACGCAGCGAGTCCGCTGGACAACTCTGGATGACCGTGTTGGCAACCGTGGGGATATCACCGATGATCGAGAACAAGTCAGGACGCAGGATCGACATACGCCGCAGCGTCTGGTTGACGAAACCGAGCAGCACCGCGTCGCTGTAGCGATACGGTGTGCGCGAGTCCTGAATGAGTACCCGTGCTTCAGCGATGATATCCGCAGGTGTCATTCAGGCCAACCCCGTGAGACTTCAGCAGCCAGTTCGGGGTCAGTATACACAGGTTCCTCAGGGATGTCAGTAGTAAGATCAAGCCCCTTGGGTTGTTTGCGACCGCGCTTCGGCTTAGTCAGCTCGTTGATCTTCTCCTCGACTGTCGGGGTGATGAACCGCTCAGGGAATGCTTCCTGCTCGGTGATCACTTCGCATGACGGGTGGACAGCCATCCGCTCATTGTAGTCGTAGATGAACCCGTCCTTCCGGACGCGGATATAGAGTTTCTCGGTCATCACTTCTTCCTTGCTTTGCCAGCTTCGCTCAATGCGATAGCGATAGCCTGTTTGCGGGATTTGACAACGGGTGCCTTCTTGGGACCCTTGGGGTCCTTACCAGAATGCAAAGTTCCGGACTTGTATTCCCTGTAGACCTTTGCGACCTTGTCGGGTTTCTTGGCCATCTCACTTCTTCCTTGCTGCTCGCATGTTGTCTACGAGGTTGGGGTACTTGCGACCGCCCTTCTTGGCGGCAGCTTTCGCTTTGGCCTTTTGATCTGGCGTTAGCGGCTTGGATTTACCGAGCGACTTGGGGCGAGGTTTGTTCCAGACTTCCATCTCAGCAATTCCATGCGCGCAGGGATTTGTTGATCCGCGAGTTGGGATCGCGGGCGGTCTTCTCCGAAGTGAGCTTCTTCTTCATCCCCTCCATCCGGGCACAGAAGGACGCCCTGCGTCCCTTGTCCTCCTTGGTCTTGGGGTTAGGAGCAGGCGGCTTCAGGTTCATCCCCTGAGCCTTGGCAGAGGCACGACCCTTGGCGTTCAACCCACCCTTCGGGTCCTTCCCCTCCTTGCGAGTCCACGCTGGGGTCTTGGCCATCTCACTTGTTCCTGAAGCTGCCGTAGCCGGTACCGGAGCTGCTGAGAACCTTGCTCTCTTTCGCTTCCATCCCCTGCATACGATTACCACGGGCGACGATGTCAGCCTGCGAACCCATCGCTTTGCGATAACGATCCTGCTCAGCCTTGTCCTTGCGGTACTTGGTCGCGCCAGATGTATACATCTTTGTCTGAGCGGGGGTCATATCAGTGACACCGGGAATACGCTTGGGCATCAGGCAATCCTTTCAGAGACAATAACGGCAGAGGGGATGGCAGGAACCGCAGGCGGACCTGCGGCTGCCGCGACATGGTCCAGAGTTACTGCGACGTTCTCCGGAAGCCACATGACCTGAACGTACTGACCTGCGGTCACAGTCAGGTAGAACACGATCTGGAAGAAAGCGCTACCCCCGTCTGTGGATTTGGGGACTGTAACTCGCGTAGCTGAGCGTGCGACATCAGTACCATCCAACCGGAGCCAGACGGTGGTATCATGGTCAGAGACATCTGAGTTGGCGAACTGGAGATTGGGGGCAACCATATAGGTGCCAGCCGCAGCGAAAGTCAGACGGGTCAGATTGGACCCGTCTGTCACCATCGTGATACCGGAACCGGCGACCTCGGTCGTACCGAACTTCACTGCTGTCGGTGTGGAGACGTTCCCCGTCTGGTCAGTGACATCCGAGAATGAGGCGAAGGCCCGACCGGTGACAGTGCTGAACGGAACCTTACCACTCAGAATATCAATGTTGGTGACATTGACCTCACCAGTACCCTTTGGTGTGATGTTGATATCAATGTTCGTGTCGGTGCCGTCAGCTGAGATCGTGTTAGTCGTGACGGTCAAACCTGTCGCGGCATTACTTGTAGCGAAGGTACCCGACTCAATGGACGTGACGCCGGAGAAAGACCCGGTAAATGTCACCCCCGAGATTGCGCCACCTGTGATGGTGACGTTGTTCGAGTTCTGGGTAGCGATGGACCCGAGGCCAAGGTTGGATCGAGCCGTCACGGCATCAGAGGCACCCGTACCACCATCAGCGATAGCAAGGTCTGTGATCCCTGTGATCGTCCCACCAGTGATGGCAGCGCGTGCGATGCTGACTGTGGCAGTCCCACCGGGTGAAAGAATCAGACTGCCGCTATCCAGCGTCGTGATGGTGTTACCGCTGAACTGGATGTTGTCCACCGAAGCAGACACGGTGCCGAGCTTGAGGGCCGTCGCCACACCCGTGCCACTATAGACCGTCTGCTCAGACGCAACTGGACCGCCGTCGATATGCAGCAACTGATCGTACGTACTGTTGATCGTTGAGCCTGTCAGGTTAGTGGGCATTGGTCAGGTCCTCAGATGCGGTTAAGTTCTTCGGTGGTCAGGGTTACATCGGCC